ATGCGTATCGAAATCAGCATTGCGAAAGAGAAAATCAGCAAAATGCCAAAGGGGTCTGTAGAAGCGTTAAAACAGGAAATGACACGCCGGGTCAGTAAACGCTATGAGGACGTAGAGGTCATTGTTAAATCAGCCAGCAATGATGGATTATCAGTCCTGCGATCCACCGATAAAGAAGATGCTAAAGCATTTGTACAGGAAACTTTGCAGGATGCCTGGGAGAATGCGGACGACTGGTTTGTTCGTTAATCACCAGGTAAACTCTGCTTCGGCTGGCAATCATTCAATACTCGCACTATCGAACGGACGCCAGCCTGCCGCCGCTCGTTCTTGCATACGACGGGCGGCGGTATTTTACCTACCACCCGCCGGAAACTTTTTATATAGCGTCGATATACCAACATCGTAGATTATTGCTACGCGCTGACGAGACTCACCGGCCGCGATTAACCTACCTGCCTGCGCCCACTGCTCAGAGGTTAGCTTTGGTCGACGACCACCGATTCGCCCCTCAGATCGTGCAGCCGCTAAACCGGCCCGAGTGCGCTCGACTATCAGCTCTCTTTCCATTTCCGCTAACGCACCCATGACGTGAAAAAAGAATCGTCCCATTGGGGTGGACGTGTCTATGCTGTCGGTCAAGCTGCGAAAGTTAATGCCCCGCTCCCGCAATTCCTCCACTAGCACGACAAGGTGCCGCATACTGCGACCGAGTCGATCCAGTTTCCAGACCACCAGCGTATCGCCTTCTGATAAGGTCCGGAGCACCTTTTTCAGCCCCGGCCTCTCAGACGTCTTGCCGCTGATCTTATCTTCAAAAATAAGCTCACATCCTGCGCAATCCAGTGCATTTCGTTGCAGCGCCGTATTCTGGTCATTTGTTGACACCCGTACATAGCCGATAAGCATGATCAATAGCCCTGAGAAAAGACACGATCATGCCATCTGAACGGTAAATGTGCATTTTCTCAAACGTTGGTTTGGGAGATGCGGTACATTTGTCTGACTGGGCGGAGAGTTTTTCAAGTGACCAACTTGCTACTGGATGGCGGCGCAGCCCTGATGGCTTTATTGAACAGTTCATGGTTGTGAACGTTAATGGAAATGGTTCTACCCCCAGCAATGTTACTGTTAATTTTCCAATTCCATTTCCAAACCAGGTTGTAGCTATACGTCAGGCTATATGTTTAACGTCAGATCCATCGGCTCGCTTTTCAGGAATACGTAGCGGAACAGTAACAAAAAGCAGCGCCGGTATGTCATTTGTCACTACAACAAATAACAACTTTTATCTGAGTGTAATAGGACGGTAATGATGCTCTATAAATGGTCAGCGAGGAATAATGCATTTTTCCCGGAACCGCTTCTTCATACGTATACGGATTGGGATTTGTCAGATTGTATTGATATAGCACCTGCTATTGTTGCTGAGTTCGGCGGGCGGCACCATTTGGAAAGGTGAGGGTTGTTGGTGATGATGGGATGCCTGCGTGGGCTGACATCCCTGAAGGCCCTACACATCAGGAGGCGTAGGCCAGACGGGTTTTGCTGTGTCAACGCGCATCAACAGAACCCGGTATTTTTTCCAGCCAGCCAGCGCGGCGGTTTCCTCATCCGTCGCGATTCCTGCGTCAACTGCGTCCTGCCTCCAGACAATTTCAGTGTCAGCCACAGTGCGCAGTCGGGATTTTAATATTTCATTTTCAGTGGTTATTTCTTCCTGCGATAGTGGAGGATTTAAAATGGAATTAGCTTTATCTTTGCTAATTTCAGTTTTCCCATCAATTAAATAATCCTGGGAACCATCATCCTCGTATGCAAAAACATTCCCGTCATTATCCAGAAAATATTTCATCGTAACTCACTCCAGCTAATAATCGTTCCTGACCCACTGATTTGATATGTTTTACCATTACCAACCACGGCAACCAGTGCCCCCCTTGATGTTGAATACACTCCGGCGACAGGTGACACACCACAAGAAGCAACTTCGATTCCATTAACAAGTAATGTATTTGGGGATTTATTCTGCTCGCTCACTACAGAAACAGAGACAAGAATTGGTTTGCCCGTTGAGTTCGTATAGACGACTCCTGACTGTCGCGAAGATGTTACGTTGACATAATTTTGATCAACCCCCAGGCTGACTTTCGCCGCTTCTCCTAATTGAAGGTTTTCGAGAGCCGTTGCAATTGCCTCTGGACCATCCAGAGCGATGTCTCCGAATGGATTTGAGCGACTTAAATATTGTGCTGCAAAGCCGGCAGTCAGCTTTTCAACAAAACCAGGTAAATCCCCGTCATCCAGCACGTCCTGATCTGTTTTCTCACTGACAAACTGCGCCAGTGCAGCAGCAATAAAACTCGCCTGCCGAAAGGCTTTGTTCATTTGCGCGCTGGACGCCTTACCAGACATAAAGCCGGATAAAAGTGCTGGCAGGTTTTCCCAGTCCGCCTGGGATGTTACGTTTGCGCCAGGACCAGACGCGAACGGTTTAAAATCGTTAATAGGCATTAGAGTAATTCTCCCCATGCGCCGTCATCAAATCCGGCGATATATTCATTGTCCATGTCAAAACCGAAAAATCGGTTACCTTCTGACGGTGTTTCTACCGCCGGGATTTCTATACTTCCTCCCCACACCCCTGCTGCTTTCACCGTCAGATACCCCTGCCGAATGGCCGCAATAAGTTCAAGAGAAACGTTTGAAATGTCAGTCTCCGGGAATACCCAAATGCTGATAGTCATGTCCTGGTTGTCGACGATCTGCATTTTCAGTCCAGAACCTTCCAGCGCAGCGTCAAGGATTGGCGGGAGCGAGTCGTTACGGCCGTCCCAGTTGTTAATTGCAATTTTCGCTTTAATGATTATTCGGTAGGTTTCATCACTCAGGGTCGTGTAACCTGAATCAGGGTCATGCGGCCCCTGCCATACCCCCTGATCGAAACCAAGACCATCAATATCCAGGCTGAAATAAACTCCACTGATTGGCTGGCTGACAATGCGGCTTCGTCCGATCCACAGACCGAGAATGTCAAGTTGCACACCGACGGCTGTATCAATATCAAAAGCACTTACCAGCCCTCTTGTGGCGGTAGAGATATCAATCAGTGGTCGGGTGCTCAGATCGATGTGGTCAAAAAATTTTGGCTTCGTCGCGTGGTAGTTGGTGATTAACCCGGTGTACTTGCTCATGACGTCACCGTGATAGCGATATTTGCCGGGTTACAGGACGCTGATTCGTTGTAGGCTATATTGATGTTTGCCGCCGCTACCGCACCGGCAGATTTGCCGATCAACAGTTCCTGAATGTCGTAATAGCGCGCACTGCCACCACTGACTACGCCAAGGTTCGCCGGTGAGTAAATGCGGCTCAGCAACACTGAATCACCAATCGTCAGCCCGTTGATATAATCAGCGACCGCCTGCTGGATCTGCACACCAATTTGAGACGTGTAGCCCGCGAAGGCTTTCAGTGTGATATGCCCGTAGACCGGGACATCGGTCGACCGGGAGAAGCTGATAACGTGCGGATTGCCGTAAGTGTCCGGCACCGTAACAGAGGTGGTCCCGTAGGTTGACGTCCCCTGCCCTTTACTGCTCCTGATGGTCTGGGCGATTTCTGTAATGTCACCACCGTCAACAATGGCAGAAATTGAATGCGGAGGAAGACCGTTAGCGTCAACAGCACCAGTGTCATTCTCATAGAGTTTGTGACGTGTCACGCCAGCAACATTAGCGATCGCCCCGTCGACACCCTCAAACGGTGTGACAGACGGTAGCGCTACGCTCTGCCCCTGCCGGATACGCAGCTCTGCGTCGGTTTCTGCCGGTGCGCCAACAGTGGCCGCCGCAGGATTTGTTACCGATGTCCATCCACGAGTCGGCGTGTTGATGGTGGTGATAGTTCCGGCCAGAGCTGCAATCGCTCCGCTGTTAGCGCTCGTTGCAGTCGCCAGTACCGTTCCGTCGACACTGATTGACACAGACGTCGGGAGATTCCAGATAATGTTATTCTGGTCCCGCACGGATCCGTTTGTAATTGTCGTGCCGGCAGTGCCAGTAAGCAGCAGATCTACAGTCGAGTTCGTCGCCCCTTTACGCGCAATACCGTTAATTTTTACATTGCTGGTAAGCGCTGCACCGTACCCGGTAGCAGGAGAAAAGCAGTTATAGACGGAAATGGCTGTGTTGTTGGCATCGTGAATCGCCAGTGCCACCAGCGCCACCATCTGGCCGTCTTTGCTGTCCGGCTCCAGATAAGCATCACTGCCATAAATCTGCTGGAAATAACTTGTCAGGGTCTCGAGTATCGTCTGATAGTCAGGCGCACTGATCCCCTCAGCGGTTACCGTTGCCGATAAGCCGAGTGAGTCCAAATTGAGGGCCATTTATGCCTCGCTGGTTACTGTCGTTGTTCCGTAGATGGTGTCGATTTCAGCAATGAATGAGACGCGGCGCGTCGTGGTGTTCACTGTCGTGTTGAAAGAGAGGATAGATTTCACGCCCCGCGTTTCGAGGATGCGTTTCCGGATCGCCAGATTATAGGTTTCCGGTTTCTGTTTACCAAGTACCGACTGAATCCACGGCGTTCCCTCTGTCGTATCGAGGAACCATTGCCCGTACCACAATTCGAACCGTGTTTTTACAGCCTGCGCCACGGCCTCTGGCGAGTTAATCAGCCAGGTATCATCACCACTGCCAAAGGTGTATTCACCGTCGGCGTCTTCACGTCTGTATCGCATCAGTTCACCTCGTTTGTATCGCTGCTACCGCGCTGTACGCCGCCGTGAGTGTGCGTATCGTCGATTGTTTTACCGTTCGCTTTCACACTGCCGATAAACTCAACAGCGCCGGTGATTGTTGATGCTACGCCAGAAGCGATAGAACCGATCATGCCACCCATCCACGTTAACAAACCGTGAATAGTGACCTTCTCAGAGAAGTCAGCCAGCGGGGTAACCACCTCAACCCCGCCAGGGGCAACTATCTTAATTTTCTGGGTGCTGGGGTTGAGCTCAAAGAACGTGCTTCCGTCGTCGCTGCGCAGTTGAGCGGCTCCCGTGCTGATTCCACTGATTTTCTGCGCCTGAGACTGCGGCCCGACGATACAGAACGCATCCGACAAATCATGCACCCGGTCGTCAACAGGCTCCTGCACCCCGCCGTTCTGCCACCAGAAATCAATGCAGCGATCGGCGAAAATCACCAGGCATTCATCACCGGCTTTGACCGGGAACGTTAACGTGCATCCCCCGCCGCGCGGAAATACCACCGGCACATCCACCAGCAGCGGGTAATTTTTGGTAATGCGGTTTCCGTCGTTATCCCTTTCAACCGAACGGATAGCAGGCTGCACAACCGCCGTAACTGCATCAGGATCAAATGACTGAACGATGCCAGGCAAAGCGACACGGATATGGTTCTTTGTTGTCTCCCGCTCAGATTTGAATGTTTCGGCAAGGTCGCCGCTGCGGGTCTGGTCAGATACTGCCATTTGGTAGACTCCAGAAAGCAAAAAACCCGCCGGGTGGCGGGTCATTGTGATTTGTTTTTGAGGGTTAGTATCCCTGAGACTTGGCTACTCTAATCCCACCAGCCCACCCATTAAAATCAAATATATTATTGCTGGGGATGGGGTTATTTGTATTAAAGGCATAGCTCGTTCCCATTTTCCATGCCTGCTGACTGACGCTAGGATCTTTTGAAAGTATTACCCACTCTTTCATTCCATTATAAATATATTCTTGGCAGTCATCTCTTGTTCCCTTACGGTTGGTATAAGCGTCCAAATCATTGCATTGTTGAAATGTACGCCTAATGATGTCCGCAAAATCATCTACGGTCATAGCAAAGGGTCGGCCATTCATCGCAAAAAAAGGTTTCGCAGATGCATAATGCTGCCACTCAGTAAATTTTTGCTGCTCCATCAAATCAGCAGCTTTATATTCAAACTTCCCAGGTTCAGCATAAGAAGTTGCAGTAATCAGCATTGTTAAAATTAATACTACGAACCTTTTCACTATTACGCTCCTCGATCCATTGCTGACTGGCTAGGTATATCGCTAGCACCGCGAGCAAAGCACATCATATCCATGTACCACGCCTGGCCCCTTGTGTCGCCAGTGTACATAATCCCACGCACAATATAAACGCCGTCCGTTGCTATGCTGGCCGTCATTTGTTTGGACACGGGCAGGGTAACGTTAGAGTTGCCATCTATTGTTTCGTCAAAGTAACGTCCCGCCGCTTTAGCGATATCGTTATTCGGTAAGGCTGTTTTATAGATAGAGGCCTGATCCAGATGAATGAGCCCGTTTACCCGGATGTTCGGGTTAATCAGCGCGCGAACGTTCACACCGTTACCGATGGTCTGCTGCGGCATACCGATCAGCCCGGTGGCGCTGTTGAGCACGATCGCATCATGCACATACTCGTTATTCGCCACCATCTGGCGCTGACCATCCACAAACTGCCATGTTGCGCCACATTGTCCGGCCACGTTATCCATAAGATGCCGTGTCATGCCGAACAGCACCCGACCTCTGGGGAATACTGTAGCAGGCATTTCAGGCGTCAGTCCTTCGGTCGCGCCTTTGGCTTCGAAGTCTTTCATCAGCGCGCGGTTCACATCAGCGACCGTATAACCGGCTGCCAGCGTCTGCGAGGTGATGCTGGTGGCAAAAGCCAGATCCGTATCGGCCGCCTGAATCAGTACGTAGGAATCAATGGGGCTGTCTTTTCCTGTGACCGAGTAGCGAATTTCTCCGCTGAAAATCAGCCCGTAGTTCCGCCCGTCACTCTGCCCAATCGTGCCGGCGTCGACTTCCCGCGCAACACCAACATCACTGGCTGCTACTTCCGGCGCTATGCCGTCATAGCCGGCAATCAGGCGCGCTTTCGAAAACTCCTGCCCGGTGATGCGGTTCACAGTATCTGCTGACAGGTTGTAGATTTTGAACGTACCCACCCGCGACGCGCTGCTGATGTTGAACCAGTCGATCGTAAAGGTCACTTTAAAATCGCTGAGCTCAATCCCCTGCCCGTTCTCATCCAGGAGTTGAAGCTCAAAATGCCGCATCCAGTTCTGTGACATGTTTACTCCGTTAATACCAGTAAATGACTGCGGCCGCCAAGGTCGGTTTTCGTCGGATAATCCTGCGCACTGTCGTCGCAGACCACTACCAACTTAAAACCCAGATCCATATACGCATACTGCGCCAGCAGATCCGCGCCGGCGACAAGAGGGATGCCGGAAATTACCGGCTCCCCTCTGTCATTCTGCAGGTCCATAATCCAGTACAGATCGCGCCAGATGATGCTAATTCGCCAGGTGGCTCCCGCGATTATGGTGCTGAACTGCTGGTTGTCCGCCGTAAGTGGTATTTCCTGAATCGCCATTAGCCAAACCCCAGTAATGTCGCGCCACTTTGCAATAAAGAAGTGTTAGGCGGTTTAGTCGTTTTGGTACCAGTATTGAGCACCGCCGACGTACTGACGCCATCCTTCATATCGGTTTTATCCGCAACGGTTACCTGCTGCGTCTGTGAGATAAGAACCTCCCTCAGAGTGAGAACGGCCGACAAAACATTTTCGGTCGTCCTGTCGGTAGTCACCTCCAGCGCACGGATCAACATGTTGCTGTACAGACGTTTTCCGGTGACCACATCGAACGGAATCCGACTGGCCTGCAGATCGAGTATTTCCTGATACGTTTGCTGCGGACTCAGTCCTAGTAAGCCGGTAGCGGTCAGGTTGCTGGCGAAGTCCAACAGCGATCCGCCACCAGCGAATCCGACCTCCATCACCACTTCAGACGGCTTTTTATAGGCGTGGTCAGCAACGGCGGCACCGACTTCCACGGGGTGTTCCGTTATCTCCAGTGTGTCGCTGTGCTTCTCTGAAACAACGACACTGGGGATAATCACGCCGATTTTCCGGCTCTGCTGCTGAAACAGCGTTGAGAGAATATCCATTAGCCCACCTTAACCTGGTTTCCACGCATCACCTGGGCGTTCGATGACTGCTGTCGGCGTTCGACCTCCGTACCAACAGAACGAGCATCCCCGCCGCCATAAATGTAATAATTGTTGTTCTGACTCACCTGCGTTCCGCCAATACCAGCTATGGCCGCTTTGTTGATGAGCTCGCCGGAATAGATATTCCTTCCATTCTCATGATGGATAATGCTGCTCATCAGGGCGGACATGGTTTGCGGGTCGCCCATGTTCAGGGCTGCCTGCGGATCCACACCGAGCCGTTCAGATACTGCCTGAATGTATGCTGCAGTGTTGTTATTGTCAGAGGCGGGTGCCCAGGTGGAGATGATTTTCTCTATGCTGTTTATTCCGCGACCAGCATAGAGCGTCAGTTGTCGTGATAGCGCACGTAAACCATCAAAAGCAGTTTCAAACCGGGCAAATCTGCCGCCCGGACGTTCGAGCGCCGCCCCCGCCTGTCCTGCGAAATTCAGGTTGCCGGGGTTGTTATTTCGTTCTCCGCGTTTCGTAGCCTGCGCGTGTTGCTCTGGTTCATCATCGCCAAACCAACCGCGAATAGTCCGGCCGACATTACGCGGATCCCAGCCAGTTTTATTCTTGATCCAGTCGGCTGTACTGTTGGCGCTGTCAGTGACACCCGGCATGGCGCTCGGGTTTCCACTTCCCTGATTGAGCAGTTGCTTACCGATGCTGACTGCGTCGCTCCATCGCCCCTCATTTATAGCGTTCAGCAGGTCGGCGATCAGGTTCAACATCTTGCTGAATTCACCCATCTGCATGATGAAGTTCTGAACATCCCACTTCAGAGACCACGATTTCGGATCAATACCGAGCAGCTTTAACAGGGAATCTGTCAGGCCGCTGATGCTGTCCCGCAGGTCTTTGATGTTTTTCAACGCTTCGTTGATGCCTGGAGCCCATTTTTCCCAGTCAATAAGGCTGTCGCCGCCCTCTTTCCACGTTTTATAATCGTCATAGAGCAGGACCAGTGCGCCCGCCAGCATCATGACAATACCAACAGGTGACGCAAGAAACGCGGAATTCAGCAGCCTCCAGGCGACTAACAGCGCACCGAACAACGTGATCAACTGCTGGGTTGCCGGATCGAGCCGTTTAAACCAGTCGATAATGTCACTGACGGCACCACCAGCGCGCCAGAGTACGCGCGTAATGGCATCACCAGCCCAGAGAATGCCCTTGATGACTTTCGTCAGCACAGCTTCTATACGCGGCCAGTTATCCAGCAACTGTTTCCGCAGGTTATCCATGCTCCCGACAAGACCGCCGGCAAGTGTGGCACCAATCTTATCGCGCGCCATTCCGGCGGCTTCGCTGAACGCGCGCAGCGACGTCATAAAGCGGTTGGAGGAAACGGCGGCTTCGGTAGCGTTGAAGCCGATCGCTTTCGCCATCGCCGAGTATTGTGCGCTGAACTGCCCGACGCCCCTGCGCATTGCCATCAGGGTATTTTCATCAATCCCCAGCATTTGCGCATACTGGTTGGCGCGGTAATACGGCATGCTGCTGAGCTTCTGCCCTACACCCGTAAAGATGGAGGACATATCCCGCATTTTGCCACTGGCGTCACGTGTCTGAACGCCCAGGCGGTTAAGGAATCCCTCAGCACCCGGATTATTCCGCATAAAACGCGACAGGCTTTCCAGCGAACCGCGTGCAGCGTCGGCGCTGCCTCCAACCTGAGAAATAGCGTAGCCTACCGACTTAATCCCCTGAACCGTCGCACCAGTGCGCTGCGATGCCCAGTAAAGCTGATCCAGTCCTGAGGCAATTTTTGCAGTGAACGCCACCACGGAAAGCGCAGCACCTTCAACCGCCAGCCCCATTTTGATCGCGTTAGCGGTCGCTCCCGTAAGTACAGAATTAAATTTCTGATACCCGGACTCATCAAGGCTGAATCCCAGCGATACGAGGAAATCTTTAATCGTCTCCGCGTTCATTAGCCTCTCTCCATTTATCAATCCGGCGTTGGTTGTCGGCCTTAACAGCCAGATGGTCATTCATCAGCGCGATATCGCACAGATCGACAGATCCATCCTTCAACGCGTAGTAAGGAATTAACCCGGCATCCACCGGGTCAAGGAGATAAGACAGCCCGTCAGGCAGGCTGTTAAGAGTTAATCCTGAGACGGGTCCGGCGTCGCGCTGGTAGGGAGTGCGGGCAAAAAATTTCCGAGCGAATCGGCGACCACCCGCGCCACAATCTGTAGCATGGAAAACAGGTCGAGATCGTCGAACATCAACTGACCGCTGTTAAACACCGGCGCCCATGTTTTCCCGTTCTGGCGAGCCACTACCGCAAGGCAGGGGTGAATAATCGCGTTGGTGTCTTCTTCGCTCAGTGCTGAGAGCTCACTGGCGATACGCGGCAGCACTTTTTCAAGTACCGGTGCCAGCGCATCGAGATTCGCGTTTTCCATGCCACCAGCAGGAAGCATCGCGCGAACACTGCCAAAATCCGCCAGCACACCGGCCAGAACTGGCAGCAATTTACGGGAAACCTTCAACTGATCAAAAACGCTGAGTTTCCCTGCATTGTATTTAATGCCCTTGATTTCAAATTCCATTGGTTAAAACTCCCCCAGCAGGCCGTCAACTTTGCCGCAGTCGAATACCCAGGCTACCGTTCCGGCGACTTTAGGGTTATTCCAGTCAGGCTGTTTCTGGAACGCACAGGATCGGGCGGTGAAGAAGTCACCAGAGACCTTGTTACGCACCACAATCACGTTATTCCCCCATGTTCCGGAAGACAGGCGTTGCGCGTTATACATCAGCGACAGTTTTTTGTTCACAGGAGAGGTTTTCAACAGAGTGACAGTCAGCGTCCCACTGTTGCCGCCATGCAGGCTGTGCATCACTTCGCCGTCAGCACCGATTGTCATGGTGTTTTTGGCTTCAGTCATCGACACCGTGATGCCCTCTTCGGAGTTGGCTGAGCCAGAACCGAGATCGATAGCTCCGGTTGGGCCCGCCAGGGTGCCCGATACATCGAGAAAAGAATACGTAGACATTTTTTCTCCTTAACGCACTACGGTGATTGCGACGTCGCCGTAATGAACGGCACCAGCCAGTTTGGCAGCGACCTGAATCGGTACGCCTTTACGCGCTTCGCGATCGGTCTGCAACTGGTTATCCACTGTGTCAGCCCAGGTATAATAGCCCTTCGTCAGGGTATCGCCCGTATTGAGTTGCCCCATCGGGCCACCAGTCCAGACGCCAGGCGCAAACAGGCCGTTTCGTTCAGCCACATCGAGCACCTTCTCAATGTTGGCGATACGGGTGGTTGTCCCTGCGTCGGTCTGCGGGATCTTCGTGGTACTGGTGTACAGCGTGTTGTAGTCGGCGGTCTGTACCGCGTTCTGCAACCAGTCAAGGCCGTGGCGCTCATCGAAGAAATCACCATTGCACATCACGCCCTGTTCAAGAATGGCTGTATCGTTTTCGTAGTACACGTAAACGTTACAGTTCTTCGCTTCCAGAGCATTCGCCTGTGACGTACTGATGGTTTCGTAGGTCACGCCAGGCAGTTGCTTGAACTTCAGGGTGATGGTGGTGTTGCTGCCGTTGAAGTTGACCGTAAAGGCACGACCAAACGAAGACAGCGCGGCGTAGCGACTGGTAGAGGAGTACTGAATAAAAGAACGGCTGTATTTCGCCGCTTTCAGTTTCGACGCGAGATCCGTTTCAACAACCGTACTCATAACATCCGCATCATCAGAGGTGATCGCCAGAATGCGGGAAACGGTCGCTGATTCCACTGCCGCCGAAACGGTAATCATATCCGCGTCAGAAGGATAGTCGGCCTCAGGGACGGCGAGATGCAGCCCATACCAGGAATTGTAATCCAGCAGAGCATTCACCGCTTCCAGCAGGGTTTCCGGTTCTCCGGTTTCCGCGGCTTCGAGGGTTTCCACCCAGCGCCCAACATAAAGCAGAGTCGGACGCGGTGACTGGGAGAACCAGATAACCGCTGCTTTATATTCTTCACTGTCCACACCAAAATCATCGCCGATATCATCCGGGGCTGAATACAGGCGCAGACGTTCGGCAATCGGAATAACAGTCGAGTTACCCAGAATCAGCATTGAGCCAAAATTTCGGCCCTGCGCTGCTCTGGCTGACAGCGTCACGGTAACATTAGTGACGCGATTTAAAGGCAAGCCTTTCGCCATGATCAATCTCCGGTTGAAATCGTAACGTTGGGTTCAACGATGGATTTAATGTTGTAAGTGCGGATGGTTTTGCGGGTCAGCGTGACAGTGATGTCATAGCGCCTCACCCACTGCTTATTAATCAGTTCAGGCAGGTTATAAATTGTTCCGGCATCGCTGAGGGATAACCCGGTGCGGTTAAGCTCTGTGTTGTTTTGTTCAACAAAGAGACCGGCTCTGAACGTCGCCGCCGTGCTGGCTCCCTGCGGACCGTAAAAGCATAAAATGACCGTCACGCTCTCCCATGCCCACTGAGCAGAGGTATTTTCATCCGCCTGGATATTCGCGGGCATGCCGGAAAGCGGTACGGTCGTGATGCCGAATGCACACCATGTGTTCCCGTTCTTCGGGATCTGCGGTTGCGGGTCAGTCCACCGTGGAAAAACCGCTTTGGCCGGTAACCCGGTGACGCCGCGGATCCACCGGCTGATTTCCCTTTCCAGCGCCTCATCGTAGGCAGGCTCATCAGCGACAGGCGTCAGGTATCCGCGCGTGGTGCTGTCGTTACTCAACTGGCGTCCCTCCGTCAAAGTCCACCAGCTCACAATGCGCCTGGACGAAACCAGCACCGTAGCGGGTGTACGGGTCAACAAATGTCACGCGATAATCACGCCCGCTGTATGTCACGATATCGGCATCCAGTCGCGGACTGCTGTCCGTTCCGGGTTGCCCCTGCGTCAGCCTGAACTGTGTCACGATGAGGATCGCGCCGCTGATGTTCTGAACTGCGGCCATACGTTTTGCCTCGAGGGAGCGATCGACAGTCACCACTCCGGAAAACGGAATGTCCTGCGGGGTATTTGTCGCGAAATTATCCTCATCAGCCGTCTGAATCTGTCGGTGACAAACCAGACTGGTGTCCATGAAGTCAGGATCAAGAAGAACCTCGCTCACATCGAGAAGGGGCATTATTTTTTCCTCACGACGTAGTTAATGGAGCGCAGCAGGTAACCGTGAGCATACAGCGGCTTTTCACCGGGAATGCCTTCGGCCCGCCTGCGTTCAAGGGTTTTCTCAGAAAGAGGATGCAGCCGATCACCAGCACCGATAACGGCTTTTGCAGCGTCACGGGCAATCTGTCCGGCGCTGTCCAGTTCACGCATTGCCACGTCTGACTTGCCATCGAGCGCAGCCACGGCTGCAGCTTTCAGCCTGTCTGTGGTTCGGGGTTTTGAATCCTCGATCCCCATATCCAGAAATGGCCTCGGCGGTAACGTAACAGTCTCACCGTCAATTTCCACCGTTGCGCCGGTTGAGTGGAGGTAACCCAGTTCCGCGTTGCTTATCGGAGAGTCTTCGCGCGCGGCCTTGTCTTGCGGGATCCCCACCAGCACATCCATACCGGATAACTGGCGCAGGGATTCCAGGACAGCCACGGCGTTATCAGTACGAACCGTTAACCCGCTTTTCATAGCAGCTGCCTGCCACCAGCGCCGAACATCGACCACCACCAGTAGAACTCACGCCCGTAGGCGGTGCTGTTCCAGAAACCGGCATCCGGATTGATTACCCCGGACACGTCATAGCTCACTGAAACCTTATCCACTGACTTAGAGGACACGACACCTGCCGCGCCGTTGCTGTTCACACCACCAGCGGCAGCGGCGGCCAGCGTGCGGCCGCGCAGCTCCGTATAGTGAGCCGTGAATAGTTCGGCCAGGTAGACGAACTGATCGCCCTGTACGTCCTGATTCAGAAGCGAATCGGCCTGCCCCAGATAGAAATTCACTGAGGGGTCAGGGTAGCGGGTTTTATCGGCAAACTCGGGAAAGTCGGTGCGGAACTGCTCGTTAGTCGGAAGCCTGCTGTTTTTTGGCATTTTTCGCGTCCCCGCCGGTGTTATCGGTTTTGTCCGTGCTGTCGGCAGGTTTACCGCCTGCTGGTGCCTGAGCGGCTGCCAGCTGCGCTTTCAGGTCTGTGTTTTCATTCCCCAGCGCGGTGATGGTTTTTTCATGCTCAGCCAGCTGCGCTTTCAGGGTGTTATTTTCTTCTGCCAGGAGAACAAGGCTCGCGGAAAGATCTTCATTGCTCTGCTCGTTCGCCAGGTCGGCTTCGTCAATCGGGCGCGCATAGGCTTTAAAGGCCCAGTGGTCCTTAACTTCTTTCGGGAAAGAGGAACTGTCGTGGATGCCCTGAGACAGCTCAAATTTAGAACCGTCGGCAAAGCTGAGAGTCGCGCCACCGGAAACAACGTATTTCATGTTTTTGCTCCATAAAAATGGCGGGTTTCCCCGCCTGTTTCAGGTTAAGACGCCGGAACGTCCAGGTAAGAGATCGTATTGGAATACGGGGTTTCCACCTGGCCCAGCTTGCCGTAGTAAGTGGTCAACTGCTGCAGGCCGCGATACTCCAGCGGCGTGTTCAGCAGAGGAACCATTGGGAAGCGAACGTATTTTTCGTCCTGGGTATACGCAACGATACGATGCGCGCCACCAGCGCCACGCTTGGAGGCCCACTTCATGGAGACGATCTCCAGTGGTGTGCCGTTTTCCTGGAACGCGATGGTGTTAATCTTCACGTATTCCAGCACAGAGATATTCCCTGCAGAGGAAACCTTTTTGCTCGCCAGCAGGCCGAACAGCTCCGGCGCCAGACCGATTTTCGCCGGGCAGACCGCATAACCAGAACGAACCCAGCCATCAGACAGCACCAGGTTGATATCCTGAACAATCACATCCGGATCGGTAGTAGCGGTCCATGCTGCAGCTGCAGCGACAGGGGTAACATCCGGCAGGTTCAGCAGGCCAGGAACGTCGAGTTCGCTATCACCGATATAAACCTGTTCGTCGGTGTCCATGTTCCACTTCAGCTTCATGCCTTCGTATTTCTGGACATCAACCGGACGGCCCAGTTTCTGGGCAGAAGCCAGTTCCGGCACCGTCCAGCTGATTTCCTGCCCCCACAAGGTAAGGTTGTTACGGGTAGGCTGAATATCGAGTTCGATACCAGGAATGGCAGTAGCTTTTTTACCGATCCAGTTTTTACCGTTAGGGTTTGGACCACCAACGCCAACAAAATCGGTATTAGTGAAGGATGACACTTCATCAGCGATAGAAATATCGCTGCGCAGCGGCATGTCGCGTGACCATTTGTAGGACACTAAAGGCATGTTCAGCGTCTGATCCATGCGCTCCAGTTCGCCGACCAGAAACGCGCCGGTGGAGTCGATGGTCGCTCTGTCAATTGTAAACATTAATTATTCCCTCAGATGTTATAAGCGATTTCAATACGGCCGTCGGCTTCACCCGGCCCCATGACCTCTGCATTTGGCAGCTGAGGTGTATTTGATGCGGTAGAGTCCGGAGACAGCACAAAGGAGCCAACCGGGCTTTGAGTGGTGCCACCAGCCACGCGAACGTAAACCGGATCGCCTTTTTTCGCGGTCGCCGCGTTGCCTGCAGTAGCAGTTACGCAGATGTAACCGCGTTTCAGGTTGTCACCAACCTGATTAGCCGTCACACCGATGTAAGCAAGGTCCAGAGCAGAGGTGATCGGGAACGGACGAACCAGAATCCCTTTCACTTTGCTGATGGTGTCGCCAGACTCCAGCGGAACGAATTTATCGTTCACGTATTTACCTGGCAGCCCGTAGGACGCGAACTGCTTCGTGTGATCCAGGCTAACCGGCTCGATGGTGAGATCACGAGGACGGGTAACGCCCCGGCAATGCCCAGGGGCATGCGCGTTAAATATGCAGTACCTGCCATGATGATTTACCTTATTTGTTTTTTGCCCAGAATTCGGCGTTGACCTTGTTCAGTTCTGCCGGGGAAAGGTGTTTAGTGCTGATTCCGCTGTCCGTGGTGCGGGTGATGTTATTCAGCGGGGTCAGCTGATTTTTCGCCTTATGCAGCGCCACAGCCGCAGTAAACACCGCGTCGACCGTGGCCTTTGGCGCTTTGTAAAAATCATCCACGCCGAACGATTTCAGGCTGTCACCGGTGCGCATTGCGTGATTCAACACCTGACGTTTCAGGCTCTTATCGCCAGCAGGCTGGAAGCCAGGGCAGATAATTTCCGCATCGGCGATCAGATTGCGCTTAAAGGCTGCGTCACCCGTCACTTTGCGGTTTTCGTCTTCGTCTTCGTCGGTGGTCATGTTGCCCGGGTCCGGATCGCCATCGGTGGTTTTACCCTCCAGCTTTTCCAGACGAACCAGCAACGCTTTCGCCCAGGCCGGAATTTCTTCATCGCCCGTGCCAGTTTTGTCTTTGTTCGGATCGCCTTCGTCCGTGGTGGTGGTGCGATTGCCTTCAGGTAAGGCGGTGGCCTGTGAAGGAATGTTGATGGTGATAGAGGAACCGGGGATTGAAGGCATGCCATCAGACGGCATATCCGGCGCTTCGTCGATGAGTTTTGCCAGCGCATCCTCATCTTTCGTCTTAATGGCCTGAGCCAGTTTTTTAAGCCATGACATTACAGGCTTCTCCTTTGTTGTTGATGGGATGGAATCCCCGATTGCACAGCGGCCACCAGCACGCCCCGGTCGATGCCGACAGCGAGGTGGTTACCTGTGATTTGGTATTGCTTGCCCTTACCGGGTGCCAGCTGCTTGTACTGCGCGTCATAGCCGCAGCTGACATCGGTTAGGCCAGAATTCACCGCGTCGATTGCTTCCTGCCGTTTAATCAACACGTCAGCAATGAGCAGATCCGATTTATCGCCGGTGCCGCGCCGGACGTTCTGAATGTGTCCGTGCGCCAGCTCTGCGAAGTTAGAAGGGTTCACGAAAACGATGTTGCCCAGGCTGTCCTCAGGATGCCCCAGCGTGACGGCTACGCCCTCAAAGCTCGCCATCGTCTCCGGGGAAAACACCTCGTCTTCAGTTCGCCAGACGGTCACCGTGCCAGTGCCGTCCGGTTCGAGGTCGATTTCCTCAGGTAAATAGACCTGCGTTCCTGTGCGTGCGATCGGCACGTCTTTACACAGCAGCGAGCCGTCCGCCTGCAGATAGCGCGTTTCGCCCAGGCGTGTAGTGAAGAAATATTTCATGGGTTACCTGCTCGATTACGGGCAACAAAAAGGCCGCCCGGAGGCGACCTTGTGAGATGGGAAAAATGTTCGAAATAACGGGCTATTTAACATAAGGGTTCTTACCCGCACCGACGAAAATGGACTCGATTAAAATGTCCCCTTTAAGCCGTAAAAGTAGCGATAAACTGGGCTGAAAATCGGTCTTTTTGAATACAACATTTTCATAACATTTCGCGGGTATTGCAGTTCGCATGAAATGATTGCTGAAAGCCGTATTTTTCATTTTCTCGGCGCAGGAATCTGTACTTCAGGCCAGCATTTGCAGTTCGGCAAACAACCGGCGTGTCCGGTCATACCGTCCAGCGTCGGCGGGTTATCCCAGCGCACAAATTTATCTTTCATCTTGCGGTGAGAATCGCGCGTTCCGGCCCCCTCGATACGCCACCAGTAGCCCTCTGAGCCAACCGAAAGGGCTCTGGCCTGCGTCAGCGCGCCGGTAGCTCGTCCAATCTCTGTACGGGCAATCAGCTGCGCCCTGCTGGCGGCCACGTCACTGGAGGCCATGATCATCTCGTAGAGCTCATCCGGACGTTCACCAGTGATAACCGCCTGCATTGCGCGCTGTTGTATGTCCATCACGCGATCGGCTGCTTCCAGCGGCAGGGACTTCATCAGCTGAATCTGGCGGTATACGATATCCTGCGCCACCTGCCCGACGGGGGTATTACCCACCACATCGCGCAGACCAGCGCCGATTTCCTCTGATACCGATTTCCACAGATTCCATTCTTCCTGCTCGACCTGGGCAAACATCCTTCGGCCGACCTGCTCTGCCCAGTCGCTGATTACCTCGGAATAGTCCACCAGCGTTTTCGAAATGCTGTCAGCGCTGGCCTGTGAACCATCGTAAGTACCATCGACGATCTGCCCTATCTGGTTTGCTATCGCCAGCAGGCTTTTTCGATACTGGATCTCCGAACGGCGGCGGAGGGATGGTTTCAGGTTCATCCTCCTCCCACTGGGCCTTCGCATCTTCTATGTCCTCGTCAGTGATAGAACCACCGATGCCAATCACATCAGAAATGTTCCTGAGGTCGTTAAGCGCTGCTGCAGGTGGCATCCCAAGGTCACGAACAGCGGTACCGAGTGCAGTAACCACATTGTTCGCCATCGTTGCGCGGTCCACGTCTGACATCTCCCAGAGCTTGTTAAACTCGAAAGTGAAATCGTCAGGTAGTGGTTCACCGAACAGAGAACGCCAGGAGATATCGAGCAGCCAGCGGATATGTCGGCGTAAGCGTCTCTCCTGCAGCGAGTTAACCCGGCTGTAGTAGTTTTCCAGATCGCCGTCGCCAGTGTTGAAACCTGCTGGGGACTGCCCGAACAGACGGACGAGAGGAATTCCCGTCGCGCCGGAAACCTGCTCAGCAAAGCGCAGAAGGACATCCGCGATACCCGCGAACGTGTAGCTGTGGGTCTGGAACGTATCTCTGGAATCCATAAGGGTCATTCCTTCGATAGTCTGAAACTCACGGATCATATCCATGTGTTTCATAAACCCTTTTTCAAGGTCACCCCCCTTAGTCAGGATATCGCGTAGTTTTTCGATGCTGTATGTGCGCAGATGTGCTTTGTGGATCAGCTGAGTGGTGCCGACCGTCGCAGTATCAAACGCCTCGATACGCTCGAAAATGCGCTCCACAACAGACATCCCCCAACCGTTTTCCGTCTGGGCCTGCTGGAATGGTAGCGTATCGCCCTCCATGCGAATCAGGCGTGAGTGGTGAATCTTCCAGGGAGGAATACCCTGCTGATTAGTGATCACCTTGTAATATTTTGGCTTGCCGAATTCAGGACCGTATTCAGTAACAAGGTCGTAATAGCTCGGGTTAACCATCCATCGGTCCAGGCTAATCACACCTTTAAACTGTCCCTCTTTGATGCGATCCAGCTTCAAAGGGGAAGACATATCCTGTCCTTCAATCAGGACCACCAGCAACGAGCCACCGTACAACCGTGACCATTTAAGGTTATCGTTAAGCCCATCCCATATAGCTAGCTCATCCCAGAAGGTTTCGAGCTTGCCCTTTTGGCCGGGCTTCAGCTTTGAGCTGATGTTAATCCCCTTGCGGGTCATATCATCAGCCATCGCATCTACACCAGCTCCTACGAGGAATGATGAACGATATGCAAACTCCAGCATCACCCTGTTTCGGCTGATGTAGCCGGGCATGTACATTCCGCCCGTCTGAATGTTTCTGGTATCGCTGCCAAGTTTGGCCGTGAAATTGTTGTACCCGTCAGCTGTCGCAACGGGCTTTTGTGCGCCGTTCTGGCGTTTCTTACGGGACATGTCACGCTCCGGCCAGTTTGGCCCAAGTATCAAGAGAGGAATCCATCGGCGCGTAATTAATCATTACGGCGTCAGCGAGGTTTGGTGACTTCGTTCCTTCCGGTTGTTTATCCACGAGGATTTTACCGACGGCGTTTTTCGACCAGGTAGGCTGTGAAAGCTCAATCAGCAGTCGGTCTTTATTCTCGATTTCGCTGCTTATCGAAATTATTTCGTCAGGGTCATAATCCATCCCGTTCAGCGCGCGGAAGGTGTTACGAAACAGCTTGCGAAGATGCCACCAGCTCTGTGCTTTCGCGTTCGCGAAGAAGTCTTTATTCAGGCGCGCCGCTTTACCGTTATCACCTGGAACGGCTTCATCTTCCGGATCGAATACGCTACCGCTACCACGGAAAGGTGTGGCCGTTATCGTTCCCCGGCCTTCAGCCTGCCTGAGCTCGTTTATCACACGGGCATCACCACGCGCACCGGCGCCCAGCCCGTCCTCATCGAAACGGAATTCATCGAGACCGTAATCGTCACAGCACCCAAAGGATTTAACGACAGAAGCGTAGATATCACTCCCCTCGCCAGACCATTCGTGGACGTTCTGCAGGAGGAAGCCATAACGGGAAGAAAAACCGTTTTTGTCTTTCCCCTCATCGGCGATATCCATTGCGCCGAGGCGCTGGCCGCTGGGCTGAATACCCAGTTTGATATGTGCGTCGACGGCTGCCTGCACCCATTCAGAAGGAATGAGGATCCCCTCAGTGGATGCGCTGTAGTTCAGGTCCAGTTCCTGAGCAACGATGACCGGATCGTCAATTTTCAGGCATTCGTTGCGATACCATTCATCGTCCTTGCGCGGGTCGCTGCGCCAGTGGAACGTGAATACAGGGATTTTTCCACCATGCCGCTTGCGGGCGAACGGGTTGTTCATGCCGTTGACCGATGAGAGGTCTATACGGCAGCGGGTCGTCTGGGAAAGCGCCGCATCAATAAGTAACGGGCGCTGCAGGAATGCTGACTCATCGACAAAATACATGGTAGTCCTGTCCCCGCGCCCGATATTGTCGCCAGCTTCACCGGTGATTACGGCGCCGCTGTCGGGGAACGCAATCCGCATGTAAGGCGCGTGTTTTTTCTCATTCCAGCTACCGCGAAATTCCACCGGCAACAGTTCAACAAATTTCCGTGCCTTCCAGAACAACGCTTTCGGGCTGCCTGAACTGTCCACGTACTCTTCTTTACGGGAGCCAAACCCAATAACCATTTCCCGGTTAAACAGGCAAAGCGAACAGGCCAGGCCGATGGAGGTCCAACTAAGCCCCATCTCGCGGCTTTTCTCCGTAATGCCGTTCTCCATCTGCTTACGGCGGTCCATTATCCAGTGGATCCACTCCTCCTGTTTCGGGAACAGTAAAAACGGTATGGATACCGGAAGCCCGTAGTCGAGATTGCGCGGGTCTGTGGTCATGCCCCAGTCAATAATGAACTGAGCCGGATTATCGCGGTAAAACTGGCGGAGCGCCGGAAGCACCTCCGGGTTCTGGCGAATGCGTTGCAGACGCTCCATACGCCACTCGAAAACCTGCGTATAGTCAGGTTTTTTGAAATCGAAGGGGAATGGGATCGGCACAGATAAATTCCTTAAAAATGCCCCGATTTAACATAATGGTCGTTACCCGAACTGGCGTAACAGCCCTCATCGAGCAAACAGCGTGAAGCCTCTGTTTTGAACAAAAAAGTGGCTAAATCGGGATGAATAAAATGTGCATAAAACGGGTCAAAAAGTGCATAGCGTATTTTCGGTTCGAAACGCCTGTTTTTGCATTTTTAGCCCAGGATGTTTTTATAGACGTCTGCCGCTTCCTGCGGGGTGAGGTTCGTCGTTTCCGGTTTGTTCGTATTGTTTCCCGCCAGGGATACTTCGATTTTTTTCGGTGAATCGATTTCAAGCATCAGGGTGTCCGGAACCTTTATCCCCTCGACCTCCAGCAATTGAGCTGCCTGCAAAGCAGTGTATTCCCCGGCGATCTTACGTTTCATCACGTCCCGGAGAACATCACGAAGGCGCACCTCATCTCCATACACGCTACGTCCAAGCCCCAGGGCTTTAGCGAACACGGCCACGTCATTATGCGTCGGTAGTACATCCTCTACGGTCGTCTTCATGCCATCAGGGGATGTTGTAACCACCTTTCGCTTCCGGACATCGAGGCTCTTACCTGCAACGTTATTAATCTTTTCCATGAGAACCTCGCGGGCCTCAGTGAAAGCACGATTAAAGTCGGCATGCTCCTTACGCCAGTTGCGGATCGTCGCCTCGTCAATTTCCAGCCGCTGGGCAACCATCCGATTTGAAATCTTGTTACGAGCTAAAGCCATGTCAAGAACGGTACTGACGTAGGCCTTCTTAAAACTATTTTTTCGGGCCATACGCTTACCTGAAATCGGTTGCTGTTTATATTTTGTTCAAGTTCATTTTTCCGCATTTTGCGTGCGGAATAATTTTACGGTGGAATGCGGCCTGGAGAGCAGGATAATTCCGCACTTCATCGGTCTGCGAGACGCATCAATCCTCATTTCTCCGCACTTTTGTTAAGTCAGGAATTAAAAACCTCAAAAAATGCGGAGTTATCCATTTTTCGGGAAAACTGCGATTTGATGCCCTGATGCCGCACAGAATGGGGAGATAGTGGATCACACTATCATTTCCATTATCTGGCTAACTCAGTCCAGATCCATGTCTACCGGCGCGCAAAACAGATGCCCGTAAACGTCAATGGTGGTTTTGATGTTCACATGTCCGATAAGACGGGAAACATGCGTGATATCAACCCCTCTGGCGGCCAGTCGCGATACGGCAAAATGTCGAAGGTGATGAAATTTTCTGATGCCATGAGTTGCCAGTGTTTTTTGCAGCACACCCTGTGTTCCATAGTTGATGGACAGTGGCGCGCCGGTAAAGCTATTCGCAACCAGCGGCTGAGACGTTCCGAACAATTCCACATCCAGCAAGGATAAAAGTTCTTTCGGCATTCTGACCTGTCGTTCCACACCGCGTTTAAGACCTTCACGGATCACACCGTTGACGATATGCCTCCGGATCTGAATTATCTCGGGCGATATATCCTCGTAAGTCACCGCCAGCACTTCACCGAGGCGCAGGCCGCAAATCCCCAGCCAGCATGCAATACGTTCCCGCCGCGGTGCCGTATCGAGCAACTTCCGCACCGTCTCTCTTGAAGGAATAGTAATCGGCCTGCGGTGTCGACGAGCGGGACGATCCACCGGATTAAACGTAATGAGCCGTTTTTCCTCCAGGTAGAAATATGCCGAACGGATCCAGCGCTGGCAGCCCGGGCGGATTGAATCCGAGATGTCCCTGTTATTGATGCGCAAGATATTCTCTTTTAGTATCGGCCCCTGCACGGCCAGAAGGTCGTGGCGGCATTTCGCGTAAGTCGACGGACGAATGATATTTTTTTCCAGCTTATTGACCTGATATCCCAGGAAAAACATCAACAGTTTCTGAAAAGTCCATGAATAGTCTATTCCGCGCCAGTCGGCAGTTCTACAATCCAGCTCAATATTCTGCTTTTGCCAGAAAAGATGTGCGGCATCATCAATATTCTTAAAAATACGGCGGCGTCCATGGCTGGATTTTTCATCCTTCCAGTGGACGTAATATTTTGATTGTCCATTGGCATCAGTGGATTCTTTTATCGATGCCATATTGAACAATCCTCATTCAAAAAAACATTATCGAAGCTCCTCAGTGAAGAACTTCTGTAATGCTATTGCCTTTCCTGCTCTATTTGACGTATGCCAGCCAGTTGGTTATTCGCTTTTTCAATAACGGCCAGCAACGGCTTAATCCAGAGAACGGCCTGGCAATACGTCAGCGTGCCGGTGGTAATGGCGCCATCACCGGCTGTGTCAGCGTCCCTGGTATCGGGGTGCATTGCGCTGGCACGTAAACGGTGCGCGTATTCGAGCAGCCCACCAGCGACATCAGCAGGAATAGGCAGATCGCAGGTTTTTTCACGGTGAAGGATCTCCCGGTATTCGATAACAGTTTTATCGGCGCTGGCATCAATCAGAGAATTATTGCGGTTAGTGAATTCGGCGATCTGGTTAAACCGGTTGAAGTTGAATGCCTGAGTGGCAATAACCTGTCCCTGCAGCGAGTTGTCATTGTGAAGCACATCGTTCTCACTCTGAAGTAGAGCGACATCAGAACGGCTATTTGCCAGCAGGATACACAACACGGCGACAACGATAACCATGGTCATCACCGTCAGTGGCTTCCAGTATTTTCCCGTCAATGTAAGCATCATAACTATCAGTCCGCGCTTTATATGGACGTAAAAAAACCGCCACAAGGGCGGTTAGCATTACTAAGATACCATTTTAGTCTTCCACTCCACCTGGGTTTACAGGCTTTGTGATTTCCCTCAAGCGAACAACAGGACTACCGCGACCATCACTAACGGATGTTCGGATTGTCTTGTCGTCCCTTGGCGTGAAGGTTACTTCAACATCAAATCCCATCGCTGCATGCTCGTCGCACAAATAAGCATTGGTATTGTGGGCCCAAATTGCAGATAAATTATCCAGCTCACGTCTCAGACGAACACCGATAATTTTATCTGCATGTCTACCACATCCGTCAATGATGCATGTTCCTGACATTATTTTTTCCTTCTTTGGTTAACCAAGAAGGAAACTACCACAAACCAGAAGCCTATTCAGCCTTTTTGCTATAACTTATTACTCCGCCTAATCTTTTTCTCTTCAGGCCTAGTCTCTCTTTTGCAACAAGGCAGTGTTCTTCCAGCAATTCAAAACCCACTGTCTTTCTTGCAAGACGCTCCGCCACCAGAAGAGTTGTCCCAGAACCTGCAAACGGATCCAAAACAACATCCCCTTCAGCAGTGAATAAACGGATAAACCACTCGGGAAGAGACTCAGGGAATGCCGCGCTATGGCTTTTATTACCACATTCGGTGGCCATATGGAGCACGTTTGTTGGATAAGCCATATCTCTACCTTTCCAGTTAGATATGTTTTTACCGAAGCCGCTTCCAACACGAGATTCATCGCGGGTTACATCTCTGGCGCTCAGTTTTTTTAGTCGTTCATTTTTCCAGTCTCCCATAGGCACCATTACAGCTTCCTGATACATCGAGAATTTTTTACTTTTGGTGAAATGAAGACAGCGTTCCCATGAATCTCTGAACCGGTTTGGCCACTTTCCAGGGAATGAATTCTTTTTGTGCCAGATGTATTCTTCTGTCCACAACCAGCCAAGCTCTCGCATTTTAAGAATAAGTTCTAAAACATATGTATGTCTTTCGCCATTCACGGCTTTTTCTTTAATGTTAAGAACAAAGGATCCTGAGGGCTTAAGAACCCGTAGCAGTTGCTCAGCTATAGGTGAAAACCAATCAACATACTGGTCAGGAGAAATGCCACCATAGGTTCCCTTTCTCTGGTCTGCATACGGCGGCGATGTAACAATCAGGTCGACTGATGAGTCTTCCATCATTGACAACATACTGAGGCAGTCCCCTTGGTAGAGATTCACATCATCAGTATGTATATTAATCGTCGTTTTTCTAAGCATCCCTGAATACCTCAAAGCTAAAGTACCAGAAGAATAGCAGGCAATTCTCACGCGGTCCATCTCTTTATTTACTGGACGCCAGTTCGACTGCGCGAACAAACGTATCGAAGCCGTAAGGCTGACTGCCGTTCTCGTGCTTAATGATGGCCTGCAACAACTTCATCATGAAACGACTGTCGCTGGTATCGATGCGCTGGTCGGGGGAAACGCCCGTCGCCTGAGCCACGCTATTGATATACGACTGTGTGTTGTTCTCATTCGGCGGTGCCCAGCGTTTAATAATGCCGCTTACCGTGTTCAGCCCGTGCTTACGCTGGTAATTGCGCAGGATGATGATCATCGCCCGGACACCATACTCAGACGTGGTGAACTGGCAAAATGATTTATCTGTACGCTGTGCTTTGGGTACCAGACCCTGCCATTCGTCACCCCAGCGGATATTGCCGGGATTGTTGTTGCGGATACCGCGGGAAACATTACTGGTTGTCATCGTTCACTCCTGCCTTTTTTTTAAGTGCGCTGATAGCGATCTCGCGCAACTTGTCCACCCCGACGAATCCAATCACGCCACCAACAAAGGGTGATATCGATACCGGAAGCCCGACAACATCAAGTGCACTGGTGATACATAAAGAAAGAGCGCCACAAAGGACGCCCTCGAGCCATTTATTCTTACGGGTGGCACCGTCGTATATCAGTCGACCGTAGGCAATGAGTCCGGCCATTGACGCCCCCAGAATCTGGGGCCACGCATTTTTGAGTCCGGTCAAAACCGCAGCCCAGAATTCAGGGTTTTTGTCATTCATTTTCATAGCCTCACCTCGCATAGTTAGCGGGTGCTGTGTGTGTTTGAAAGGAGTCAGGCTTCACGGGCTGAATTTTCAACAAAGCACGTAGTGAGTGAATCCCGTGAGCCTGAAGACGAAAAAGGCCACGCAAACGCGCAGCCTGTGAATGATTGCCGCTCTATGGCGGCATACAACCACATCTGATATCGTTAAATCGCCAGAAATAACCACTCAGAAATGGAGTATTTTTTATGTCTCAACCAAAGCAATCGCAGGGTGATAGCAAACCTCAACAACCTGCGGAACAAAAACCAAAGCCATCACAGGGCTCTGCTGACTTTACGACTAAACGCGTACTGGTTGGTGACTCTGCCGATCCATTCAGGAAAAACAAAAAGTAATCGCTGAAACAATTAATGCGATTACCGGGGCGAGGATTGTGACCATTCTCGCCCTGTCAAGGCTTTTCCGAAGGGCTGAGTTTAATATGCGCAATTCATCAGCAGTATCCGTTAAGTTTTTAAGCCGATACCGGCGCAGAACAGGTAAAACCTCTTTAGGTCCGGTGTAACCATTATTCCGCAAATACTGATAATTCAAATCAGTTATATTTTTATATGTTTCTGTATACAGACATTCTGGCGGTGAATGAATAAGAGCGCGCACCTTAGCAGAAAGGCCTGCGTGAACCAGATAAATCGCACACCATGTCCACAAAAAAATAAAAGCTGTCAGTCCTGCGGTCAAATAGTCCCAGCTTGTCTTCTGTGTCAACAGCAGGAATGATGAACCAATCCCTACAATTTGAATATTGAGCAACTTATATCCGTTCTCGATATTGATGGTGTTCGATTGATAGGTTTCCTTGATGGATGACTCTCCCTGCTTTTCAAGAAAATCAACGAGTTCATCATCAGCATCCAGAAAATAGTCATCGGGTATATTTATCATTTTGTCCCCTACTCAGGATCCTGAAATGCGGTAAATCTTACCTGAATGTCTGCCGACGAGATATCGCTGTCATCAGAAAAGCAAAAACCCCGCCAGATGGCAGGGTTCATAATCAGTTTCATTTGGATGTACGTATCCATGATTAGAAGCATACAGGACAAATTCGGACAAAAGCAAGCCCTATGTCGTGAAAATACTAAAATTTGTCCACATCATCATTAAAACTGGTCGCTTTCTGAAAAGCAGCATCAGCCTTTCGCTCTTCCTGGTAACAAATATCCACCAGCGACTCCAGAAACGGTTTCCAGTTACGGGTCCATGTTCTGACATGCAGATCCTGGACACGCTTCAGAATCGCTTTATAGGCTGCAGTAGACGGCACGGCAGAAAATCCATTTCCGCTGCAGCGCTCACAGGTTTTAAACACCGGCGCGCCGCGCTCGCTTGTGGCTTTGCGGTCTAGCACCTCACCTTTACCGCCGCAACGGCATCGGGCCAGCAGCTCCCCCTTACCGTTACATGCCGCGCATCTACGCTTGACCAGTTCATGCCTGATTTTCGGGGGTACGATTTCCATACCGTCAGAGTTGAAGACTCCAGGGTGTTTGAGCACATCCTCATACTGAGAGGTTAATCCTCTGCCGCTGCAACTGTGACACGTCACGGTGGTTTCCGCTGAACGGGAGTATTCAGCAAAAGCAAATTGTGCGAGCACCAGCATACACCAACCAAACTCGCCACCAGCGGCTTTACGCACATTTTTCGGTGCAACGTCCATCGCGTGACGCGCCAGCGCCTGAACAGCCAGTTGCTCATCCGTCTTACTGATCCCCGCCTTACCGAAGAAAGCAGCCAAGCCGAAGCGCGCACGGCTGCTGGTGGTGCCAATGGCTGCCATAACATCGGTACCGGTGATCCTGTCCGGTGATGTCCCTTTCACGCTATCGCTGATGTGCATACCCTGAGGGCTGAAATGTTTGAGTGATAATTCCAGTTTCATTGATGAGCACTCCGGTTATGCTGTTTCATGAGATACGCCATAACAACAAGACGGCTGTAGGCCATGTGCAATTCCGACAGCCGTTTGATGTCAATGAATACCGGCCCGGAATATCCGTTATGGGCTGCGCGGAGATATGCACTGATGGTGTGCTCGTCTTGCTTCGTCAAATTGATCATGCCTTCCCCTCAGTATCCACATTACCAATAAAATTGGGGTCACCTCCGAGTCGAGCGACTTCATTTTTTAGCACAATGTTTTCAAGTATTAGCGCACCAACCTCACTGGTGAGATGCGATACCTTATGCTTTAACTCAAAATATTCATCAGGACTCATCAGTTCCTGAAGCTGGCTTTTGGCGAGCATAAACGCTTCAAATAAGCCCACATCAACACCACCGAAAAAATCAACGCCATCAGATTCCGCTTCCTGCTGACGAACCTGAGCTTTCAGGTGCTGATAATTCTCAATCGCTTCTTTTAAAACTTCGTTTGTCATGCTCAGTACCTCGTCACGTTGCTTGCTTCCCACTCCAGATCCACCTCGCTCTGCGGCTTACCGACCAGGTAATTAAATGGTTTCTTCTCACCTTCCAGAAACTGATGAGAGCGGGCATCAAAATTAGCGCCAATATCACCAACCCACCCTTCCCCTTCGCGTTGTTTGAGCAGACGAATCATTGATGCAGGCATCTGGATAGCAGCCTGCTCGTCTTTGTCCAGGCTTTCATACCCCATGCGATCGGCTTTGCGTTGGGCCAGTTCTCGAGGGATGTTTCGCCAGACTGCCATTACGTTGTCAGGCATATCGGTTAACGCGCCAGTGCCTTTGACGTCCATTTTCCCGGTGGGTGCAGACTCGTTCGTTTTTCTGGCATGTGTCACCAGCAGGACGTGACAGTTATGTTCGTTTTTGAAGTCACACAGAGTGTCGATAAAATCTTTCTGTCCGCCGTAGTCTTCCTCATCGAGTCCGCATTTCGCCAGATTGTCGATAACAAACAGATCAATTCCGTAGCGACGCCGGGCATAGGCGAATATTTCCAGCAGACGTCCGGCCTTCGCCGTGCCAGTTAATTTGAACACCCACAAGCGATCGGAGAACCACTCATTCGTCATGATGATTTCTTCGCGTTTAGGCGATGCAGTGCAGATGGTCTGCCGCGTCAGTCGGGCAAGCATTTTCCCCGGCTTCAGTTCCAGAGAGGCAATGCATGTCCGGATCCCCTGTTCCATAGCAGCTACGGCAATATGCCCAACCAGTTCAGTTTTACCGTGGCCATTCACTCCGTTTATCAGCGTCAGTTCCCCAGCGCGAAACTTGAAATTGTTATTCAGTGATGTCCAGGGGCTACTGAACAAGCCGATGTCGCGATGTTCGAATGCCTCGATAGTTTCCTGGAGCAAATCCCCGGCAGAGCACAGCTCGTCAGGATCGAAGTATTTGGCGCGCTCAATGCATTCCAGAACAGCTTCCGCATCCATTCCGGACGTCATGCACTCGTTGATATCTTTGTGAGGGAGCTCAACCAGGCGGCAACGGTGTTCACCAAGCCGGCGGGCGATTTCCTTCGCGGCTTCGCGCCCAACGTCATCATTGTCCAGACTCAGCCATATTTCATCAAAGCGGTCCAGGTTGTGGTATTCGTATTCTATCCACTGCTGTTTGGCACCCTTGCCGCCGCCGAACGGAACGGACAGTGACGGAAATCCCATCTGGGCATAACTCATGCAGTCAATTTCACCCTCGCACAGGACAACCAGACGCGTGGATTTGTCCAGGGCCTGCCAGCCGAAGAGACAGGGCTCGCAATCCGCTTCAGCCATGATCAGTTTTTTACCGTTCGGCCGTTCGGTGCCAATGCGCTTCACCTGCAACAATTCACCGTTGCGGATATAGGGATATGCAACCGCGGGCACCTCGCGATTTTCGTCGTGATACCAGACCACCGCATCAGATACCCGGAACAGATCCGCCGTCTCGCGAGTGATACCGCGCGTTGCCAGGTAGTCGTAACAGTTACTCGCTTTTTTAACCCCCTTCTTCGTCGGTCTGGAGAACGTTTTTTTCTTCGCTTCGAAATGGTGATCGTCGTCTTTCAGACCGAGGAATTCTTTTGCCTCACGCATCGCATCATGCAACTGGCAGTTGCGCACCAGCACCCACAAATCCAACAGATCACCACTGTCGCCGCTGGCGAAGTCTGCCCACGTTTTTTTGCCAGCGATGTTAATTTTTAGGCTCTTTCCGGCGTCACCGTTGGTATTACCAACGCACCACTCTTTGCCTTCCAGGCGCCCCTTTGGCAGCAGGAACTTAGCGACCCTTTCGGCGTTATCCCATAATTTTTCTGAAAGTTCGGCGGGCGTCATGCTCACTCACTCCGTAAATCAAATTTAACAAAACACCATGTCACGAATCCCTCGCGCAGAACGCCGTGGTTATATCCAGCCACCAGCACGCGCTTGAGGAATGACTTCATGGGCGATAACTCCCGCGCTTAGCTCGTTCAAGGGCCGCGTAGTTAACAAACACCTCTGCCGAGCCGTTTCCGGATGGCGTGTACCATGAGCTGGATCCGGACTCGCTGGAAACTGTTGCTCCGGATGTTTCTGGCTCGGTTGCAGGTTTGTTTGGCACACGATCGGGAAATAGCCCCTGCCACCCACTGGCAATTGAACGGCGGATCACTTCATCGGCGTTCTGGTGACCAGCAAGCTGCTTAGCCTGGTAGGTGCATGTTGTTTCCGTCAGAGGTTGACGCTTCTCCCGGCGAAATTTAATCCAGTCCAGCCAGATTTCATCACTGACGTTTTCAGGTTTTAGCCCTGCAGGATCGAATGAGTTTTTTTTCTGGCGCTTTGCGCGCACTTCTTGTGGTTCATGATCTTTTACTTGTGGATCAGGTTTTAAACCTTGTGGATCATGTCCCCCAGAATCTGACGGGTCAAAACGGTTGTTTTTGCCAGAATCTGACGGGTCAAGTGCACTTGAGGCGCTCATTTCTGACGCGTCAAAATCTGACTGGTCAAAATCTGATGAGTCAGAATCTGACGGGTCAAAACGGTTGTTTTTGCCAGAATCTGACGGGTCAAGTGCACTTGAGGCGCTCATTTCTGACGCGTCAAAATCTGACTGGTCAAAATCTGATGAGTCAGAATCTGACGGGTCAAAACGGTTGTTTTTACATCGTTCCAGACGGATAGATGCTCTCTCCCGAAGTGCGATCTCCTCCAGTTTTTCGACATTCAGAAAGTACATGTTGGACGTGTTTCGGTTGCCGTTTCTGCGATTTTCACGGCGAAGCCATTTCTCTGATTCAAGTTCAGCAATGGCTGTTCGTATGGTGCTCTCACCCGCGCCAAGTTGGCGGGCAATGGTTTTGATGCCAGGATAGCTTTTCCCATCATCACTGGAATAATCAGCAAGGCGTACCATAACCATCAGGCGCGTGCCTCTGACACCAGAAACAGCGCAGGCATCCCAGACATAACCCTGCAGTTTGCTGCTCATACGACCTCGCTGACATCAAAATTTTTTAATTGAATAATCAGTGTTGGCGGCTCGTTGGTGAAAATATCTTCGGAGATAACTCCTGCGCTAATCTGCTTTTCAATCCACAATTTCAACGCTATTTTCTCTGCGGCACTCTCAGCACTGATTACCAGATTTCCGTTGTTGTCGAATTTCGCTTTCATGCTGAAACCCTCGTGAAATACTTTTGAAACTTCCAGACCGGTTGCATGCACTCATGCGGATATCCTTGCCTGGTGAAATACACCTGCTGCTTCTCCCGGTTCCATCCGGTGACATGCACAACAACACCTCGCGGATCGCGATAATCGATATCGAGCGACTTAATCGGATCTGGTGATGTGTTCGCGTGTGACATGTCACTATCCCATGTCGCGATTGCTATTGCGGCGCCCTTCAATGGCAGCATCAAGGATTTCACGCTCTGTAAACAAACCACCAGAAGCCTCTGCAATGGCCTTTGCCAGAAAGGTCTCACCAGTGAAATCACTTCGTGGTAACGTTTTTTTCTTCTCCCACTTATAAACCTGTCGCGTAGTCCTATTCGTTGCTTTAGCTATCACATCAAACCCAACAGATCTCAAAATCGTAGAAAAATCGGACATATCATTGCCTCAAATTGAACTTTATGTACAAAATAAACTGAATCGAATGTTCAGTCAAATTGTCATAGGATGTACACATGGTTCAAATGGACAAAGTGCGCGAAGAATTTGCTCAGCGGCTAGCACTGGCCTGTAAAGAAGCTGGGCTTGATGATCATGGTCGTGGTATGGCTATCGCCAGGGCTCTCAATGTGTCAGCTAAAGCAACTAGTAAATGGTTAAATGGAGAGTCGATACCCAGACAGGACAAGCTAAATCAATTAGCCAAATTTCTTCGCGCCGACCCGATATGGCTACAACACGGAACTAACACTGAAGGCTCTAATGTTGAGTATGCTGGCGAATCTAAGTCTATGCATTCCTACCCCTTACTTAGTTGGGTTAGTGCTGGAAACTGGTATGAGGCGGTTGAAGCCTACAACTTGAAAAGCATTGATGAGTGGTATGATTCAGATGTTCATGTTGTAGGTGATGGTTTCTGGCTGAAAGTGCAAGGGGATTCAATGACATCGCCTATCGGATTGAGTGTACCGGAAGGAATGCTGATCCTTGTCGATACTGGAAGAGAAGCACTCAATGGTAGCCTGGTTGTAGCAAAGTCTTCCCGTACGAATGAAGCAACATTCAAGAAGCTAGTCAATGATGGCGGTAATTATTATCTGAAGCCTCTAAATCCAGCATATCCAATCATTCCAATTAACGGTGAGCACGAAATCGTAGGTGTTGTGGTAGAAGCAAAAATTAAATTTATCTGATCCCCCCCCTCCACTATCATCCAAGCTGGCTTTCGCCAGCTTTTTTTATTTCTTAAAAATCAAAGCATTGACCAAATGTTCAATATAAAAAGCACAATATTGAACATTTGGTTCTTGACTTGAATTGTACATATGGTTCAAACTCATTCCACCGGAAAGCGATGGAGCAAATGAAATGAAAATGTCAGATGCTGAACTCAATCAGCTTAAAGAGGCCGCAGAAAAAACATTCCAGGCGGAATTAGTCTGCTCTCTTTTAGAAAATTACCCACATAAACTAGCAGATTATGAGATCACTGTAATTTCGTCCCTTATCAAAAGACTCGCGGGTGATGTTTACGTTTACATGAATAAGGTTATTTCTCAACAAGAGAAGGATGAACAATGAAAACCTTCAAAGGCCTCACTCTAGAACCGGAAACCGCTTTTCGTCAGATAGCGGCGATGATTGAAGTTGGATTAATTATTTCGGTTATCGATGCAGAAGAAAAGGAAGATCTTGGTGACTGTATTTTTTGCTTAGCAAAGCAATACGCCGAAGCTGCACACGATTACGCAATGGAGAACGGAAAATGAAAACTCCAGTCGAAATTCTTGAAAGTGTCGCAGCTGATATAGTAGAGAACACTTCGCTACTTGAGGTTATTTATCGTAACTACGAGCTTCCACCAGAAGCTGATAACGCAATTGCATGTCTGATTCGCTCAATGCAAAAAACGTTAGATAATACCAATGAGTACGTCGAGCATATAGCCTATCCCCAATGTGAGGATAGGGGGGGGGAATGCAGATATCGCCGATGATATTTTTTATGCGACGGTCAACGCTGCAAAACTCAGGGAACTGGCTCATGTATATAACGAGTCCTATTTTTCCGGAAAAGACAGTGATGACGCCGATTGCTTGATGGCATCACTTATTTTCGATAATGCAATTAAAGTACATGACTTATTGAAAATTATCGAAGCAAAGTTAAGTTAATCAACATTTAGTTCAAATAACGCCATCACTGGCGGGGCAACGTGCAACCAAAATTCAGCGAGGTGATAAGTATGTCATTCGTTAAAGATAAAGCAGCACACAAAACGGCAAAACTCTTTGTCTCTTACGGCAATAGCTATCTGCATATTGCCAACCTGTTTCTGCGCAAGGCTTATGGGAGGTAAATATGTGGGACCCGGAAACAGATGACAGCATTGAAGATGTAGCGAACTCAGCTAGGAATCTTAGTGAACTACTGGACCTGATGCACCTTTGTTTTAAGAAAATGAACCCTCCCCAGGTTGAAACGTTGCTGGGTCTGGCCCTCAATATTTCATCGGATATTTCTGTTTGGATGAAGGCAGAGGAAAAACGGCGTGAAAAATAACACCATTGAAATTTATCGCCGTCGCATTGCTATTGCTGCGTTAAACCGAATGAAACGCAAGACAGGCGCTTATCGCCTTACCGTTTCAATGCCAGATGGCGATATCCAGTTTATTGACATTGACGAAGAAGCAATGCTGCGACTTTTACAGCGTTTTGAAAAACAAGCGCGAAATGAATTTGCAGCAGAGGCAGAAACGTTTCTTCGCCAGACGTATATGAAAAGTGTCGATATTAACGGACACACCGAATATCTGACTGAAACAGGGAAGATGATTGTTGACGAGATTTTTGCGGAATTAACTAAACACGCGAAAGAGAAATATGTGTGTGGAGGAATTAACTGATGGCTTCACAACAAATAATTATGCACGGCGTGCAGATCCCCCCCCCCAGCCATCAATGTGGATCTACATGTCCTGCCGGACTTCACCGGGCGCGTTGTTCTTTATATCGAAAACGGTCGGGTTACATGCAATCGCCGGCTTTTTGATGATGAGCACATTTGCGCTCTGGACACATTTATCGAAATGACTCGCGAAATGGAGCTACGGATTGAAGAGGGTACTGGTGGCACTGACAGCAATTCGAATACCTGAGCGCGTTCACCTGCAGGCGATGCAGGTCCTGCTGCGATACCGACGAAAGCGAGTATATGCACGACGTATGCGGCGTACCGGGTATCTCAGCCTGAAGGTTAATCCGCGCTGGAGGCTGTTATCGAAAGACGATGGCCGGAACTGGGAAGTAATGAGTCATGAAAAATATTCAGGGGAAATAAAACGATGATCGACAACCGCATCGCCAGCGCCATTGACCTGGCTTTTCAGATACACCATACGCCTGTGGGCAATCTGTTCGTCGCCATGCGTCATGGTCGCATGAAGCGCTGTTTCAGCCGTGACACCGCGATCCGCTATCTGGCGTTCTTCATGACTACCTGGGCATTCGAGGCATCGGGCTTTATGTGCCGCCATCCTGACGTAAAGGTGAGCCATCCGGTACACGGTGAAGTCTGGGAACGCGACGGTGTCACGAAAGAGTATCACTTCGCCCACCAGCGCTGCATTCGTCGTCTACGCCGAATCCTGGCGCGTAAGCGCGATATGCAGAAATGGTTCGAGAAATGGGACGCCATGCATGACCGCTACGTGAAAGAACGCGAAGAACTTAAGTCCAGCAAACCAGCGGAGGTACGTAATGGATCGCACAGCATTTAACCCGGAACCTACGTCAACCGGCATCCGGTTTGGTCGCCGGGTTATTGGCTACTCTGCTGCCATTCGCGAACTGGATAACGGTCGTTATGACAAAAACATCGCCGATGGCATGAACATTCTGGCCTGCGTCATGGAGGCGGTAGAAAGCAACTGGATCACGCTCAACATCGAGAAGCAAATCATCGTCTGGCGCTGGTTGCTCGCCGCGGTATTCATAACCGAGGAACTGGAAAAGAACGGGACTGTCGAGGTACCGAACGACGAAGGCGGCGTTGATACAGCCGTTATCTATTCGGGCGATCACGGTTCAATCAGCGTCTACCCCGGGCCGGAGCGCTTTGCACTCGCTAACCATATTGAGGCAGGTGCCATTGAGAAATACGGGCCTGTCGTTGGACAGCAACTGGCACTACGGATGTATCAGGACATGGTTGTTGCTGATGACGACTTTGGATTCAGGTTGTCCGCCATGGGCCGGGAGGGCTTCAACCTTCTCCATGACAGCTTTATCGAACAAATCCAGACCGAAGGTGTGCCAGACATGCCGATCATGCACTAAGGAAAGAACAGTGAAAAATGAACTTATCAACGTGTGGTTTCGAGTCACGTTCATGGTGACCGAGGGGAATGAACGTCGCGAATACTCAATCTTTACCGAGGGCAATAGCGAGACAGGGGCAGCGGTATCTGCCGCAGTCAGCATCTGCGAAGGCCGTGACGGATTTAGCAACCCTACGTTCAAATCTATCCGCATCGCGACCTACGGCGAAGCAGACTCACTCAATGCCGAACTTAACGCGATCGCCGAACGTGAAGAGAAAGAACTGGAGGAAGAAGGCGATGAATAACCAGCTTAACACAGGCAGCAAATCAAACCTGAAACTGATCAACGGCGTACCAATGATGGGAAGTCGTAATATTGCAGAAATTACAGGTAAGAAACCAGCACATGTTGTTCGTGATATTGAGTCCATGCTGGAATCCCTCGGTAAGCATTATCCAGAACTGGATGATTATGATTCTGCTGAATTTTCTATCAAAAGGAAGATGTACAACGGTCGCATTGTAATTGATGAAATCTGGCTCAACGAAACTCTCTCTATGACCCTGGTGACTGGCTACGACGCATGTCGCCGTCTGGCCCTCGTCGAGCAATGGCAGGAGATGAAACAGGAACTATCCCAGCCGCGCATTACAGATAAACCCGCACAGCCAGCACCAGTGGCAAACCACGATATTCTTTCGCTGGCCCGCGTTGTGGCCGAAGCAACCGCATCAGCGACGATGAAAGCGGTTTTGGAAGTCAGCAGTACTAACCTGGTTGCTGCTGCGACCGCATCTCCCGCAGTGCCACAGCAACGCATCAGTTCGACTGAATTCGTGAATACCGATGCTGAGTTTGTTCCGGTGCATAAGATTTCGTGGGAAACCGGTCTGTCCGATCCTTCCTGCCGTCGCCTCGTTCGGTTCGCAAACCTGCCATCCAGACAGTTACCAGGCATTCGTGGCCTGTGCGTGCATCGTGAGTCATTCCTGCATGCCTTTCAGGTGCTGCTGGAAGAATCCACTCCCCCGAATGGTAAGCGCAAGCGCTGGCAGCACCCTGAGTTTGGCGGTTTCGTTCTGCGTAAGGATCCGAAAGAGATCTTCGCGGAGGTGGAGGCATGATCATCCAGTCGAAACTAATCCGCGCCGCCCTGGTGTGCGCTGCGAAAAACGATGTCCGTTACTACCTGAATGGTGTGCATATCACTCCGAAATATATCGAGTCCACTAACGGACATGTAGCGTTGCGTATGGAGCACGGTATCAGGACGAAGAAAAATATCATCGTTCAGTTTGAAGGACCCGTTCCAGCGAAAGCGGAAACTACCGAGCTGGTATTTAACAAAGAGGCGTTTGCTATTCACCGCGACGCATTCGAACGCCGGATTTCGATCACCGGCATCAAGCTGGTTGACGGACGCTTTCCCGACATGGAGCGCGTTATGCCGAAAAAAGTGGATTTGAGTATCAATCCGGTTATCCAGGCTGAATATCTCAGCTATCCGGAAAAGATGTTTGGTCGCGAGCGGAAGTTTATTCCCGTTCAGTTACGCCCTTCCGGTGAGGCTGGAGCGGTACGCATTCAGTTCGATCCAGTGATCAACACCACATACGGTAACCCTGAGTTCGTCGTGATGCCGTGCCGTGATGATGCTTTCAAAATTGTTGAGGAGTATCTGGCATGAAAATCCAATACCAAGACTACGGCACCGTAGCAAACATTGTGATCACCAGTACCGTGTTTGAGTTCCGGAAACATAACCGGGTGGTGGATGCCACCCTGCTCTGCACGCCCGGCATCATTGCAACCCGCAGCGGCATGTTTTTCATGAGGTCGGTTTTGTCCGGCAAATCCCGTGACATGTTGCGGGCCTACAAAACCGTACAGCGGGAGGCTAAGCGATGAAACCATTTCTCCTGTCCATGCTGTTTGGCCTGCTGCTGGTGGCCGTCGTGTTCGGCGCGCTGATTGAATATAAGTTTTTGATGAATTACTGAGGTGCGAGATGGGAAAAGTAACTTTTGTCGTCGATTTTAAGGATGGCGACAAACCTACGGTATCAGCGGCAACCGAGATTCTCGGCGGGCGTCTTTCCGCTGTTTTATGGGGTGACTATCGAGATGATTTTTTTACCGAAGACCAGGTCGATATGGTTCGTTCTGCATTCGACGATGCGGCGCTGACTACTTCTGAAATTGAAGAAGAATCACAGGCTGAAATCATCAAGAAAATGGAGCTTATGACGCTATGACCACAATTACCAGACAACGCCTTAAGCAAATTTACGCCGAGTGCGAAGAACACGACCCGACAATATTTGAAATTCGCGAGTTGGTGCGTATCGCGCTGGCAGTGCCAGATACTCTTCCGTGCGCCGTTGAGTTAAAGCCGGGTCTTATCATTGGCAAGGGCTGTAAAACAGAGACTTTGCTGACTGCACTGCAACGTCGCGCCGCCCTGCTTCAGGGTAGCCAACCCGTAAGCAATCGTGATGAATTGCCGCATGATCCGCAGATTGCCGCATACGAGAAAATAATGGAGCAGGCGATACCTGATGGATGGGCACCACTGCCTGAGAATTGTGTAACGGCGGAGCATCGTCGCATTATTGAAATGCTGCTCAAGGTTTGCGGAGCTGCATTCGAACTTGCTGATGATAGCTGCCAGCAGGATGTTGACGGTGAAGAGTGCCATGTTGTCCCGAACTACGCGTTTGAGAAGCTGAGTGATGCGTTGGACGAAATCGAAAACACTCTCCCTGCCGAAGACGCTGACAGACCAGACGTATTTCTTGCCTGGTCGGCAATACCAAGGGCAGCACTGAAATCTATTCTCCAGCCAAGAAGCTCTCCGGTGATTCCGTAACAACAGCACTGGCCACACCTTCGGGTAGTTGTGAACGGCGAGATCTGGCATCTGTACGATACGGAATATCACTACGGCGACCGGAAATTCTCGTTCTATTTTTACGCCAGAAACCGCGCAGAGGCAGAAGCGATGCTTTACGCAATTCGTGAAACCGCCTGGCTATCTGAGGGTGAAATTATCGGCTTTTCCGACCACGAACCCACTGAAGCCGAGATGTTTGCGGCTGATAATGATGGCAACGACAAAATTCATTGAGGCGTGCAAATCATGAATACATTCAGCAATGAAGACCTGGAAGGCATGGTACATGGCGATAATCCAGTAGCTAACGCTTATCGCGAACTATTGGCATTCCGGCGTAACTCTCTGGTGGTTCCTCCAGGTTACGTACTGGTGCCGGTTAAGCCAACACCTGAAATGCTGCGCGCCGGTTTTCTGGCTGGCGAGGATGACCCTGATAGCGTTTACCGTGCCATGTTAGCAGCGGCAGGAGGTACCTGATGTCCAGTAAGCGACGACTGCGCCGCAAACAGTGCGGACACAAGAGGCGGCATAAAACCGCTGATGATGCACAGATTGAACTCAGGCTCATCCGGAAACGTTACGGTCATCAGGGACAGATTGGTATTTATCGTTGTCCGTTCTGTAACAGCTACCATGTTGGACACACGCCAGGACGTAACGGCATAGGTTCTGGTTTCAGGGGGATGTGGTGAATAAAGCATTTGAGATGTGGGTGTGCCAGCGGTACGGAAACCGCTACGACCTCTCGAGGGATCAGGAGGGGTTCTATTGCCGGGAAGTGGTTAAACGTATGTTTGAAGTCTGGTGCCACTGCCGTGGCCTGAATGTAGTGTGAGGTGGGTATGAGTGATATTGAAATGATTGACGAAAAAGAAGTGATGCAGATGATCCGTGTTTCGTCTCGTATGACCATCTGGAAATACACCAAGCATCATAACTTTCCGAAACCGATTCGCACCCACCCCAAGCAGTACTTACAATCTGAGGTGGAAGCGTGGATTTTAAACGGCGGCATTAACCAGAAATCTTCTTGA